CCCTCACGGGTCTCTTGCTCGCTACCTAACTGCCTGGTCACTTTATCGACCTGATTGGCATAGTCGTCCAGCTGGGCCTGCACATCGGCGGGGATTTCACCTGTTTTTTCAGCCAGCGCTTTAAGTGCGTTGATGTTATCGATCGCCTGTTGCGCCAGGTCAGTTGCAGTAGTCATATTTGGTATCCTTTAAGAAAGGGTAAATCAGAAGTTCAGTGAGGTTAAAAGGCCGACTTTCATCGGCCTGAAAAAAGTTAGCTAACTGTTAAGGGTGTTCGTACTGCTGAAAAGTACGCGGCGCCGGGTCGCCAGGCTTGCGGAACATGGCGTTGTCGTCTTTGCGGCCTTTCAGATACATCAGGGTCTGCTTAGCCTGATACTGATCGTCTGGAGACAGAGAGCCAGCCGTACCTGCGTTAATCGCCGCTACAACTTTGGTCAGAATTTCGATACCCCAGCCCACAGCTTCAGTGGTGTCCAGAATCGCAGAGCGATACAGGGTATTGAGGTCTTGCAGGTCTTCATATTCCTGGTCTGTATGAGACATAATAAATCCTCTTTCAGTTGAGTGGGTTAGGCCGTGAATTCACTCAGCCACCTTACTCTCAGCACCTGATGATGACCAGTAAAATACTGGTTATGTGTACAGTGTATTTGTGTCATAAATTTGGCTTAGTGCCATCGTTAGCTTTGCTGCGCTCTTCCAGAAAACGTATCCGGCTGCGACTGGCCCGCTGGCGTACAGACTCGTAAGAGCGGTTGAGTTGTCTGGCTATAAGTTTGGGTGGGATGGTTGCTGCGAGTTCTTTCAGAAGGCCTATCTCATCGGGTGACCAGCGGCGGCCAAGAGTTAACTGATTGCCGCGACGCCGGTATTCAGGTGATTCCATGTTATCTCCTGTTATTTGCTGAGGGCCTCTTCGATTTCTGCCTTACGAAGCAGATAAACATCGGTGGCCTTTTCCAGCGTTTCAGTCTCGCTTGCCAGCATGCGTGCTGCGTACTTATAGCAGCGGTCAAGCCCTGCAACGTTGTCAGCTTCAGCTGCTGCAGCGGTGAAATCTGCAAGCAGCTCATCCGGCGTGCGCGCTGCTGCACTGGTATTCGTCGCCGGGTTAATTTCGCGCTCAGGCTGCTGCGTTTCAGGCTTGCTGTTGATCAGGTTGATCAGGTTGTTCAGGTCAGTACGACTGCGTGCCGGGGTAACATCGCGTTCCGCACGCTGCGCGGGCTCAAACTCGTCCGGCGTGTAGACACCGAGAATCACGTCAGGGCAGTAGAGGCGCGCCCAGTATTTAACAGCCAGATATGCCAGTTGCTGCTTTGGTGCTGTCTTCCAGAGAGGGGAGTTGCGCGTGGTGACGTACTCCATGTAAAGCGGCTCACCCCAGGTGATTTCCGTTTCACCCTTCAGCACTGCGCCGACTCGCACAGACAGTCCGCGCTCATTCGATGCGTTGGCCGCACCCGGTTTAAACTTCTCCCAGTCGCCGCCGTATTCGTACTTGAAGCGCCCCTGAACGGCGGTTGAGCTGGTGATTACCGCGTTGACCAACTGAGCCTCATAACCCAGCGTGCCGTTAACCAGATGCGTTTTCTGCGCCACTGCGTAAGGGTTCATGCCCCACTGAGCAGCCTGTAATGCGATCGCCAGACAGTCGGCAGGTTTACCGGAGAGGTGAGCAGGTACTGTTGCTTTACCCTGCGCCATGACTTCGGCAAACGCCTGCAACTTCTGCAGGCCGCTTGGGCTGAAGATTGCCGCTTTGGTGTCAGCCTCATTGACCGGCGCGGTGATGATGTCTTTGCTCATGCGTAATCCTTTCTTTTAGCCCAGTCCGGGCGCGTAATTTCTTCAATGCCGCCCCAGTTACCGGACAGCATGCATTCGTGATAGGTATCAAGGTTGCGGCGGAACAGGTCGTAACCCACGGCGACATCGTCTTCCTGCAGCTGGAAGGTGCGCACCGGATAGCGGCCGCAGTCGATCGACTCGCTGACCGCTATGAAAACGAACAGCGGATACTCGCCGAAGTGCTTACTGAAGCCTTCGCGGTAATAGGCGTCCTGAACGTGATAGCGAAACTCTTCGACGTGGCGGGCGAAGCGGGACATATCCGCCACTTTCTTCACGTCGACAATGACGGGCTGGCCAGACAGGAACTTGTCCGGGCGGATCCGGCAAAGCTCGCCGGTCTGCTCGTCGTTCCAGTAGATTGATGCTTCCTGATGGCCTTCAGCTTCAAGCAGCCAGCGTGCCGCCGGGTGGGCGAGGGCGCTGGCGCGCATCAGTTTCAGCTTTCGCCCCTGCTCAGCATCCATTACTGTCATGCAACTGTTTGCACAATCCTTCAGGAACTGCTTTTCATCCTCCTTGCCGGCTGTCGTGCGGCGGTTAAACTCAGGAGCAACGATGAAACGCCTGTCAAACTCCTCCGGTTCCAGCAGCAGACAGTGCAGCGCGGTTCCCATATCGAGAGAAGCTTTCTTCTCTTCGTCTTCAGGCGCACCTTTGCGCCACTGGAATATGGCCGGGTTAAGGGCAATGTCATCCAGCTGTGATTTGCTGATGCCCGCGCCGCGGTGATAATCCTCGTTGCTGATATCGAAGTAGATTCCCGGCTGCATTACGCCGCCTCCTGATTTCCATGTTTGTTGCGGTAAATCCCGATCGCAACTTCTCGGCGCGCAACCCTCACCATCGCCTCACGTAAAAACGCCTCAGCCGCTTCGTGTTGCTCGTCATCTTCATCGAACATCTCTATGGCCGGGTAGTCATAATGTTTCGTCAGGGAGGCGCACAGGGCAGGCATTAACGGGTTTGTCTTATGCTGGTTCATGCGCGCATCAACTTCAGCGGCGATAAACTCCAGTTCGCTCTCCGGCAGGCTGTCGGCGATATTCTGCACCTCATGACGGGCCGTTCTGTTCATTCTCATTTCTTCTCTCCCATGCCAAGGCTTTTCAGCATCAGGTTGATGAAGGTGAAATCCTTCGATTTTTCCAGCATCTCGCGCTGGCGCTCTAACTCGCTCTGCTGCTGCTTATACTGCTGTGCTGCTACCGGTGCGTTCATGGCTGGCCTCTTTGATTCAGAGTGTCGATAAGGTTGCGCCAGCCAGTGCGGAGGCGGCGTGTAATGGTGTCGAGCAGTGATTCGTTTAGCTGAGCAGCGCCCACGATGGCGCCGCCCGCGATGGCATAGTTCATCGTGGGTTCCTTGCTATTGGTTAGGTTGGGGTCAAAAAAATGGCCCGCGTTACGCAGGCCTGAAGGCTGAAACGATTATCTAAGGCATGCCATGTCACCCAATGGCTTATCACCGGCAATAAAAAAGGCTGCGAGTTATGCAGCCTCAGTTGTCACAAGAATTATCTTGTCGATATTGTCCATATTGATCTTGATGGCCAAAGCCTTCCAGGCCTCATCTTCACTCAGAGCTTTGATTTTGTGACTCTCGAGCTCACCGAGCCTTCGAACTGAAAATGTGTATTTGGACATATTGGATTACCTCGCTGTTACGATGTCTTTTGAGTTGCGATAGCCAATAAAAAACCCGCCGAAGCGGGTATGTTTAGATTAACTTTCTGAGGCTCTCATCAGAGCTTTTGAGATTTGATATTGCGTCCATAAGAATTAACGTGGATGTCTGGCTCCAATTAGCGTCATCACTTACCTGCAAATTCTCGGGGCGGTTGTAAAAAGACTCTATTTCATCGCCTAAAACATTTTGTAGCTGAACAATTGCCTTATCTATATCGCAGAGCACGGCGGCAATATCGCGTCGCCTTTTGGCATTCATTTGCATAACTCCGATGCGAAAAAAATGCATTCTACAGATAATTAACCTCACTGAAGTGCTATATGAGTGGAATGCTCTTTCCTCGCAGCTTCTGCCTGGCGTTTACAATGTGTGTTGCTTCAGGGCGAACGTGATGTAACTTACGGCCGCACAGAAGCTGCTTATCATCCTCATGCCTGTCACGCAGAGAAGGGGAGCAGCAAGCTTTCTCGATGCGGCTAAGGTGCGACTGGCTTACCGCCAGTGCACGCTCAGCTGCACGCTTGATCCTGCGGCGATTTCTGGCGTTATCAGAGGCCAGAATGGTCATTACGATTGTCATGTGTACCTCCGGTAATTGGTTTAGGTGTTGCGATGGATATGTTCACTGTTTCGGATCAGCTTTACCTGACTACCGCCGGTGCTACGTCCGCTCAAAAGCGATGCCGCTGAACCCTTCCGGATGGTTTCCCCATCACAACCCAAAGCCAACTTCTTTGGTTCCCCGCATTTCGGCGGAGCAAACCCCATCAATGTTAAAGAGCGATCCAACATCCTGTTGGTTAGTGCGTCCTGCTGATGAGTTAAAGAATACTCAAAGTATTTAATTAAGTAAATACTCTAAGTATTTATTTTGACTATTGAATAGCCATGCTATTGAAATGATGAGTAATTTATTTTTGCGAAGTGGGATCAACAGGCACAAAAAAACCCGCGTTACACGGGCATGAATTTTTTCAATTGGGGCAAACCATCTGTCAGCAGCATCTGACACCAGCGAGGATACGTGCTCTGTGATGATTAAGGAAATAACCATTCAACAATTTGCATTGCACGATATTTCAGGCATAAAAAAGTCCACTCAGTGGCGGGCTCTTAGCTTTTAGGTATCAGCTTGAGTATCTGACGGAGTTCATGGCTAGCTTTCCAGATGTCGTCCTGGGTATCGCCATCCCACTCGGGCGTCATTTCTCTCTCTGCCTGCAAATACCGTAATCTGATGTGTATCTCTGCGATTTCATCCCGCCCGCATTTCGCTGCGATTCGGTTAAGGCCCTCAATGGGTGTCGGCTCCCAAGGCCTCAGACTCAGTCGTTCGCGCTTGAAGAGTAGTGCTAATTTTTTGTTCATAGGGTAAGTGTAAAAAACCCGCTCGGTGGCGGGCTTTGGGTCTTATAGGCATGAGCGAATCCTTTAGAGCCCTACTCGATTAGTTTTTAATCAAACTTTTCGATTAGCTCTTTAGCAATTTCATGAACTTGGCTTTGATTGAAATCTTTCTGAATAACCTTAGGGTAATTGCATTCCGAAATAGTCCACTGACTAGGCTGTTCTTCATCGCCTTCAATATGAACGCCAGGATCATTCCTGTAATGCTCTCTATTAGCATTTACATCTTTTACTTTTTCTACCGCGGAATCGCGATCATAACCACTGATAACTAATTTTGCTGCAATCTTAGCGTCGAACCAGCGGTTCTCTTCATTAATCCTTTCTTCTTCGTCTTCTAATTCCCAATCTGCTGGCATGCTTACCTCTGCTGTGATTAAAGTTTATTGTTTCTGACGTTATAGATTATCTAACCCTCATAAAGGTTTTAGAACGAGAACAATGAGTTAAACCAAACGCATCTTAGTCTCGATCGCTACGCCTAACACCTTACAGTTGCCGTTCACCGGCACCAAAGGCCACTGAGGATTAAGGCCCTTTAGATACTTCTGGCTGCCATCAATGATGAGCTTCTTAAATGTGGCTTCGTTATCATCGGTCAGCTTCGCCACGACCAGGCTGCCATTCACAGCCTCCCGTCCTGTATCGAACAGCACATATGTTCCCGCAGGGATACTTAGCCCCATGGGAGCAGTCATCGAGTCGCCTTCCACCTGCAACCAGAAAGCATCTCCCTGCGTATGTGCGTCAGATTCAAGCCACATGTCGACATCCTTTATCGTATAGGGTTCACAGGCTTCATCCCATGCGCCAGCCTGAACCTTGCTTAAAACGGGGTAGCGGGCAGTCGGCTTATGGTCTCTTGGATTAGAGACATTAGCATCAACTGTGCTTGCGTAGCGGGAAACATCCTTGGCTAAGGTTGGGCTGATTTCAGAAACAGAAACATGCAGCAGCCTTGCTAGTTCGGTCACTACCGGGACGTTCAGGGCTATACGTCCATTCATATAATGACCGACCGCACCCTGTGAAATCCCCAGAGAGTCAGCGATTGTGTACTGAGTGATTTTTAATTCTTTCTTCTTCGACTCATACAAAGCCTTCAGGCGCGCAGCGTCTGCAAGCTGTTCTGTCGTCAGTGACTTTTTGTTTTCCATCAACTCATTCTAATACCGCAAGTAATTACACTCAAAATACCTAGGATATTTACTTTTATGAATACCCATGGTATTCTTTGTTGTGTATCTTCAAGGAGTGAGCCTATGAACCGAATGACACTTGAGGACTACGCAAAAATTCATGGGCAGGCGAAAGCCGCTAAAGATTTTGGCGTTATCCAGTGTGCAATCAGCAAGGCCATTCGGACGGGGCGACAGATTTTCGTGACCGTTCAGTCCGATGGAACCGTTAAGGGTGAGGAGTTAAAGCCTTTCCCGAGCATCAAGAAGTAAGCAACACCGCTCTTTAAAACTCTGAAGCCGCTCCCACCGAAATGTCGGAGCAAAACCCAAGTGACTTGCTCACCGCAATGTCACGCAATCATTTACCTACACGGAAATTATCAATTATGGAACACGCAAGAAATAGCAAGTTGATCAACGAAGTAGAAACAGAATTACGCAGCCGCCTGACTCACAAAGGGCAGCGTGTTCTGGCTGATGAGGCCGGATGGCATGAATCGAAGGTAAGCCGCTTGAACCTGCGCGATATGGCGACGGTTTTCGTGCTACTGGAGAAGGTTTGGGAAACGAGCCTGATTGCAGAAGTAGCCCGGCAAGCGGTGGCTGCTGCTATGGGAAAAGAAAAAGCCTCGAACTGCGGGAACAGTTTCGAGGCCTGATGCACGAATCTTACTGGATCAACGTACAGGAGTAATTATGAGTTCTTTATTATCGCTTTA